AAGTATTTCTTGAATGAGTGAAAGTATTTAGTGGTTTTGGCGGTGGAGATGTATTATAATAGGTGTGAATAAAAATGGAAGCTAAAGGCCCGGCGGAAAGGTAGGAATGGAAGTGTTTTTTGAGGAGGCCGGGATTTTATCGTGTAAAGAGATTAAAATAGAAATGGATTAAAGTTTTGAGAGAGTTTAATAATAGGAAGAGTTTAAAGATTGGTGAGTTTAAAAATAGGAAGGGTAGATTGCATAAATGATAGATAACCGGTTGAAGAAAGAGAAATTCAGAGGTGATAAAGTGGTAAAAGGAAGCGATAATAGGAAGATAGAGGGACAAAAGGGGAAGGAAAGCGGCTGGAGCGGTGGTAAGGCTGATAGTAAGAATGGTAGTAGGAGCGGTAGTAGCAGCGGCGGGAGGAGCGACAGTAAGAACGATAGTAAGGCCGGTAGTAGGAATGGTAACAGGAGCGGTAGTAAGAACGATAGTAAGAATAGCGGTAGGAACAGCAACAACATCGATAGCAGGAACGACAGTAAGACCGATAGCAGGGCCGGTAGTAGGAGCAGCAATAGCATTGGCAGCAGAAGCGGCAGTAATGCCGATACGAGGGCGGGTGGTAGGAGTAGCAACAGCATTGGCAGCAGAAGTGGCAGTAAGGCCGATAGTAGGAACAGCGGTAGGAACAGCAACTACATCGATAGCAGGAACGGCAACAACGCGGGCGACAGGGGCAGCAGTGAGACCGATAGCAGGAACAACGGTAGGAGTGGTTATAGCACCGACAGCAGAGGCAGCGGCAGGAATGGCTATAGCACCGACAGCAGGAACAGCGGCAGGAATGGCTATAGCACCGACAGCAGGAACAGCGGCAGGAACGGCAATAGTACCGATAGCAGGAATAGCGGCAGGAATGGCTACAGCACCGATGGCAGGAACAGCGGCAGGGGTGGGAATAGCACCGATAGCAGGAACACCGGCAGGTACGGCAATAGTACCGACAGCAGGAATAATAGCAGGAATAACAGCAACAGTAATATTGGCATTAAGAAAGGGCATAGTGGAAATATGCCTAATAGGACAAGCAGAGGAGGAGAAAAATCCTCATCCAAATGTCCGGTATCCAGTAAATGCGGAGGTTGTCAGCTTTTAGACATGCCTTATGAAATACAGTTGGAACAGAAACAGAAATATCTGGAAAAATTGCTGAAGCCATATTGCCATGTTGCATCGATTATTGGGATGGAAAATCCTTATCATTATCGCAATAAGGTTCATGCAGTATTTGACCATGACAAAAAAGGTAATCCGTTTTCAGGCGTATATGAGGCGAATTCCCATAGAGTTGTTCCTGTAGAAAACTGTATGATCGAGGACCAGAAGGCGGATGAGATTATCGGGACTATTAGAGGTATGTTGAAATCCTTTAAGATACGTACCTATGATGAGGATACTGGGTATGGATTATTGCGCCACGTTCTGATACGAAGGGGATTTGCAACAGGAGAGGTCATGGTTGTTCTGGTAACCGCCTCACCGATTTTTCCTTCGAAGAATAATTTTGTGAAAGCGCTGAGGGAGAAGCATCCGGAGATCACTACAATTATTCAGAATGTTAACGGCAGGGAAACAAGCATGGTGCTGGGCGATAAGGAACATGTGCTGTATGGGAAAGGATACATTGAGGATATTCTGTGTGGCTTCCGTTTCCATATTTCTTCTAAATCTTTTTATCAGGTAAATCCGGTGCAGACGGAGATTCTCTATAATAAGGCTATTGAGGCTGCGGGGCTTACTGGTAAGGAGCGGGTAGTTGATGCTTATTGCGGGATTGGTACCATAGGTATCGTTGCAAGCAAGTATGCAAAAGAAGTTATTGGGGTTGAGCTAAACCGGGATGCTGTAAGTGATGCAGTGAAAAATGCCAAGATCAATGGTATAAAAAATGTTAAGTTCTTTTGTAATGATGCGGGAAAATTTATGGTGAGTATGGCGGAAAACGGAGAGCAAGTTGATGTGGTGTTTATGGATCCACCCAGGAGTGGGAGCACGGAGGAATTTATTGATTCCGTAGCGAAAGTGAAGCCGGACAGGGTTGTTTATGTGTCTTGCGGGCCGGAGACGTTGGTAAGGGATTTGGAGTATTTTAGAAAGAAAGGATATGAGGCGAAAATGGGATGGGGAGTGGATTTGTTTCCGGCGACTACGCATGTGGAAACAATCTGCTTATTATCCCGCATAAAATAAAGGTTTAATAGATGTTTTGAATTGATAAAAGTGGGTGATGACAACCATTTGACAACCTTTTTTTGAGAAGTTGTCAAATGGTTGCTGCATTTTCAAATATATCCACACTGCGAGAAGCCATTGTATCGGTTGCATGAGTGTAGGTTTGTAGGGTAGTGCTAATATTGGAATGCCCCAGGCGTGCCTGAACATCTTTTACATCGGCTCCGTTCTCCATAAGAACCGTAGCGTGGGTATGCCTCATGGAATGGTAGTCAAATGCAATATTTAACTCGTGGTTAATGATCCGGCTACAATACTTAAATGAATCAGTACTAACATAATTTCCATTCTCCTTTACACATATCATTTCTACTCTTTTCATGGAGCATTCTACGCAGCGTTCTATGGGAATGACGCGGTAGATTGTATTGCCTTTTTCGTCTTTTTCTGGTTTTAAATAATGTTCCATATAATATTCACCATATAATAATCTGTTTTTCTTTTGATTAGTCTTGGCATGTTTTAGGGCTTCATAAAGAGCAGTTCCAAACTTTATTGTGCGGATAGAACTTTCATTTTTTGTTGTGCTGAAATACCATGCAGATTTTTCTTCTTTTTTACCTTTCTGTTCCAGGACTTTTCTCACATCAACACCGTAGTTGCGTTTTAAGATTGTTTTATTTACGGAAATGGTTCTATTTTCTAGATCGACATCGTCCCATGTAAGTCCGAATGCCTCACTAATCCTGAGACCGGTATAGTATCCAATCATGAGCGGAATAT